CTCTCCTGTCCGTTGTCATCCGTCAGCCCTCTCGGCGAGAAGGCTGGTGGATGACGCCCCGCTGTGCAGGGCGTCGGAATTCTTTCGCGTTTCCGGCACCGACTGAGGTTGACTCTCAAGACCGCTAGTCGGCTGGTGGCGGGGTCATCCCTCCGCTCTCCCCTCGGCTCCCCATCTCCGTGGCCCTTGCAGGCTGATGGATCAAAGCGTCCCCTCTGTGACCCCGAGGTGCGGAGCGGAGGGCTGCTGCCCTGTCCACGCCTCATAATGTAAGCCATACTTTCCTCGCCGATCAAGCAAAAAGTAAGAAAAACTTTCCTTACGGTGGTAAGCACATGTTTTCAGGCACAAAAAAAACCGGCCAAAAGGCCGGTTAGGTTAGCGGTGCTTCCCTTCCTGTAGGCTTAGTGCTTCCTGATGATCATCTGAGCCATGACCACGCCGACGATTCGGCAGTCCGATGTCAGGTCCATGTACTGCTGCCGCCAGTCCTTATTCATGACCTTGAGCACCGGCCCTGTCCCCGGCTCCAGGATGTAGCGCTTGAACGTCGCTTCGGCCACGCCGTGCTGCTCGCAGTGGACGATGACGTCATCACCCGATATTGGCTCGATGTCGGGGTCCACGAAAATCAGGGTGCCTGGCGCGTACACGTCGATCATTGACTCTCCGCGAACGCGCAGGCCGAAGGTGTTCGGCCCACACCCAGGGGGTGCCGGGTAGTAGTCAACTTCGTCGTCCTGCAAAGGTACAGCCTCGCACCAGGAGCCAGCCTGAACCCAGCTGATGACCGGCACCATGCCCGTGATCGGCGGGGCGTCATCAAACTCGCTGGTATCAACGCCGGCGCCGGTGAAGAAGTAGATGAGGGGCTTGCTGGTGGCGGCCGCCACCCCGCGAAGGTTCTCAGCTGAAGGGCTGGTGCGCCCTTTCTCCCACTGAGCGACAGCTGGCCGAGATACGCCGACAGCGGTGGCCAGCTGTTGCTGAGTCAATCCAGCCTCTTTGCGGGCCGCCGCGATCCGAAAACCCACCTTCTCGTCCTCTGTCATCCCCTGCCCATCCATTGAAGTAGTGCAAGGAATTGTGAAAGGAGAGCTTACGCCAGGCAACGGAAGAATGGCTTGCCCTATAGGGTAAGTCTGACTTACACTGTGGTCAACGTTGTTAAGCATGGATTTCACTCATGACCCCGGAACAAGCAATGCAAGAGGCAATCCGTATCGCTGGTGGTGCCGCCGCACTGTCCCGCGAAATCGGGATCAGCTCCCAGGCCATTTCTCAGTGGAATGTCGTCCCGGCTGCTCGCGTTATGGCTGTCGTGAAAGCTGCCGGGGGCAAGGTCAGTGTCAACCAGTTGCGCCCCGATATCTTCGGCGAGCGCCCTGCCGCCTAACCACAACCACAGATTAGCCCCTCCACCGAAACAGTGAGAGGCAGCACCAGTAGGGAGTCCGGACATGGATTTATATACAGAAGGCATGAGGCAGGTGGTCAAGGAGCGCGGGTTCGCCACTGTGGCCCGTGGTCTGAAGATGGACGACTCCCGCCTGCACAAGAAAGTCGATCCGGACTACCCCGTCCGCCTGACTCTCGACGACTTCATCAAGATCGCCGTGCTGACCAAAGACGCCCGTTGCCTAAGCGAGATCCTGGCTGACATGGGGCTGATGGCGGTCCCTGCCGACAAGCCGGACGACGACGCCTCTCTGTGCGACCGGATCATCCACCAGCAGGTGGCAGTGGGCAACGTTGCCCAAGAGGTTCAGGCCGCGCTGGCAGACGGGAAGGTTGACGCCAATGAGGCGTGGGCCATCGACCGTGCAGTCGACGTAGCCATCGAGAAGCTGTGCGCGCTGCGCAGCGAGTTGAAGGAAATGGCCGAGCCGAGACTGGCAAAGGCCTAAACGCAAAACGCCCGGCGTGCTGGGGAGCAAGGACCGGGCGCTTCACTACACAAAGGTGATGACATGAGCTTAAACCAAGAACACCGACCAGTCCAGACCGGCGATGTCTATCTAATCGGCAACCTTGCAATGCCTTGTCTGTACAAGATTGGCCACACGCAGCGCGGGGTGGAAGCCAGGATTGCTGAGCTATCCCGCAGCACGTCCGTGCCGACACCCTTCTATCTGATCCTGGCGCTGCGCACATACCAGCCACGCATCGTGGAAATGCAGGTTCATTCCCGCCTGAGCGCCTACCGAGCCAACCGAGCGCGGGAGTTTTTCGAGTTCCCGGATGATCGAGATGCAGCTATTGCGTTCCTGACACAAGTTGTGGACTCCGGCGTCTATGAGCCCGTCACTCGACGCCCCCAGGTCGCCATTGATCCTGAGCCCGAAGAAATCCTCAGTGACGAGGAGCGGGCCAGGAGGACGCGTGAGATGCGCGAAGAAGGGAGAAGGCAGATTTCCCTCATGCGGGCTTCCCTCGACGCAGGAGACGCCTAATGAACAGCATCGCGTATTTCCCAGGCCACGAGCCAGAGTCGGCGCCGGTTCCCGAAGAGCAGCCAAGGGGGCCCCAATTGGAGAACGGTTACGTCCGTATCAGCCACGAGGTGATGCGTGCGTTGGGTAGAGCCCGTTTGCGCGGGTCTGAGTATCCCATCGTGCTGTTTGTCATCGACGAGACCTGGGGCTGGCACGTGAAGAACAAAGTCATGACCACGAACTACATCTCCGAGGGGCTTCAGATTCCCAAGGGGAAGGTTTCCACGGCAGTGGCTGAGCTGATCCGTCGAGGCATCCTGTACCGCGTTGGTGACAGCCAGGGGCCCATCGGATTCAACAAACATCACGGCCAGTGGAAGGCGAAATCAAGCGCCTCGAAGACCGTAAAACGGGCAAATCCAGAATGGGAAATGATTCACCAAAATGGTGAACGAATCGTTTCCCAAAATGGTGAACAAACCGTTCACCAAAACGGTGAATCTAATAAAGATAGGAAAGATAGGAAAGATATAACCCCTTTGTCGGACCAGTCCGACGACGAGGCGCGGGCCGATCTGGAATCGTTGTTCGACGAGTTCTGGCAGGCAGGTCTCCGCAAGGACGGCAAGAAGCCTGCGAGGGAGAAGTTCATTGCCCTGCTGAACAAGCAATCAGACCCCGCATCCTTCGCCCGCCGCCTGGTCGACGACGTGCGCATCCGTCTGGATGCAGCGGTACCTGGCTTCGACAAGCTCCACCCGAAAACCTACCTGAACCAGCAGCGCTGGCTGGACGACGTGCCGGAGCGCTGCCCTCACGCCGCGATCCTGGCCGCCTGGAACGAGGAGATGCCGGCGCACATCGAGAAGATCAGCGCTGACGACTGGACGCCTGAGAGTCGTGGCTTCCAGGCCCTGGCCTCCGCCTGGGAGAACTTCAAGACCAAGCCCCGCGCCTCGACCGGCAAGCCTGTATTCACCGAGGAGCAGGAAGGCATCGAGTTCTACCGCGAAGTGTTCCGCCGGCTCGCCAAGGTTGACCGCGTGCAGGGCGAGGACGCCTTCCGGTGGTGCCGCCTGTCCTGGGCTGCCCAGCAGCAGGTGACCGTCCAGATCTTCAAGGGGGAAGTGGCATGATCTACAGCGAAGAAGCCGAAGCCAGCCTGATCGGCGCGTGCCTGCTCGACCCGTCGCAGATCGACGTAGTGGCCGGCGAAGTGTCCGTCGAGGATTTCTACCTGACCCTCTACCGGGCCATGTGGTCTGCCATACAGCAACTGGCGCTGACCGACACCGTCGACGTGATCTCGCTTCACGAGCTGGTCAGCGATATGGCCGATCAGTACGGCGGTCTGCCCGGGCTGATCGAACTGACCCGCAACACGCCGAACCCTCAGAACGCCAAACACTACGCGGTCACGGTGCACGACAAGGCTTTGCGCCGCCGCCTGCAAATCGCGTTCGGCGAACTGGGTGAGCGGCTCGAGGCGCCCGGTGCCGATCTCTCAAAGCTGATCGACCAGGCGCAAGCCAAGCTGGCCGGCGTCATGGGCCAGCGCGCCGATGCCGTCACCCCGGTTAAGGACTGGCTGTCCTCATGGGTCGACGACCTGGACGCCAGGCTTGATGGCCGCATTGACCCGATGGGCCTGCTCTTCAACCTGCCAGAACTGGACGCCATGACCAGCGGGATGCACCCCGAGGACTTGATCGTCCTGGGCGGCGAATCCGGCATGGGCAAGACCGTAGTGGCGGCCCACATCCTTGACAGCGTGTGCCTTCGCCAGAACAAGCCGGCGGTGATGTTTCAGCTCGAGATGCGCAAGGAACAGGTGCTCAACCGGGTCATGGGTTCGTACACCGGCGTCAAGCTGGACGCGCTCAAGAATCCCCGCCAGTACATGGACGACGAGGGCTGGAGCAAGGTCGGCGCGGGCATGACGGCAGCCAAGGAGGCCGGGCTGGTGATCGACGACCGCCCGGGCCTGACGCCTACCCAAATGCGCGCCGCTGCCAAGCGCTGGAAGGAGCACTTCGGCGAACTGGGCTGCGTGATTATCGACCACGCCGGCATCGTGCAGCCCGATGACCGATCAGTGCCGCGAGAGCAGCAGATGGCTGAGGTCTCGAAAGCCGGCAAGATCCTGGCCAAGGAGTTGGGATGCCCTGTAATCCTCCTGGCCCAGATCAATCGCGAGAACACCAAGCGCAACGACAAGCGCCCGGTCATGTCCGACCTGCGCGAGTCAGCATCCCTCGAGCACAACGCGGACATGATCCTGTTCATCTACCGCGACGCCAAGCACAACCCCGACTGCGAGTACCCGGGCATCGCCGAACTGATCGTGGCAAAGCAGCGCGACGGCCAGGTCGGCAGCGTCTCGGTGGTGTGTGACCTCAGCCGGTCCCAGCTTCTGCCGGCCACCGCTGAGAATATCGCGAACTACCACCGTGAGTTCCCCCGCCAATCAACTGCGCCTGCCGCAGAAGACAAATTCGCCCTGTAGGAGGCTCCATGACAACACGCAAACCCTGGAGCCGCGACGAGCTGGCCCAACTAGAAGCCATGCTGGCCGATGGCCTGACACAGCCGCAGATCGCCGAGAAGCTGGGCCGAACCCGCAACAGCGTCCGCGCCAAGTGCGAATACATCGGGCTCAAGTCCGGTCGCGGCTGCCATTGGCGCGCCAAAGACCCGGCCATGGTCGCCGAGATCCGCGACATCATCGAGGAATGCATCGACTTCCGCGGCATGCCAGGCATTCAGATCACCCGGCACCTGAACGCCTTGGGATATGAGGTAAGCAACGCCTGGGTGCACAAGCAGATCACCGCCATGGGCCCGCACATGCGCCAGTGGGCCAAGCAGAACGCCAGCCGCGCCATTGCACTGAAAAGCAAGCTCGCCAGCCAGCACCGACCCCGTACTGCCGACGGCAGCTGGGAAAGGAGGACCGCATGAAGTGGACAGCAGAACAAGACGCCATCCTGACCGAGCTCTACGAAGGCGAGACCCCCGCCAGTGTCATTGGCAAACGGCTCGGTCGCTCGGTGCAAGCCGTCCGGACCCGTGCTTTCAGGCTGGGGCTGACTGATCCGCAGCGCACTCAGAGGGTGGCGAAAATCATGGCAGAGGATCGAGGCCTGGGCGCCTACATCAGCGGGCGTTCAGCAAGGCAGAAGGAATGCCCAAAGGTCGTTCCGGGCGGACTGCGCCCCGTAGCTCGCGCCTATTGGCTGGCCGGCTGGCACGACGTCGACATGGAGCTTGGGCACAGCGTAATCGCGGAGGGCGCGGCATGAAGCAGATTGTTCCGAACTGCGAGGCAATTATCACAAAGGGCTTGTATTCAGGAATGCCGGTTCACGTGGTTGATCGAGTTCCGAGGGCTAATGGAAATCGCATGCCAAACGGGCACACGACCACTGGCGGGCCTGGCATGTGGCTGGTGATTCTCAGCTCTCCGATGATGGCGAGCTTTGAAGACGGGTCGCGTCGTGAAACCAACATGGGATCAGTGCATGAGCGCCACCTGCTTCGCATCGACGGCGACGAGCAGGTTTTCACTGAAGAACACGGGGAGATTGAGGCATGACCCTATTCCTGATCGGCCTGTTCATTGGGGCATCCCTGGGCGTTCTTACCCTGGCAGTGATCGCGGGAGGCAAGGGATGAGCAAGGAGCTGACCTACCGGATCGCCACCCTGCGGGACCTGGGCGGCGTCATCCAGATGGCGGCCAGAATGGCTGGCCGGGGCCTGGAGGCAGGCCCTGTCGAACTGGTGCTTCGCCGGCCCAAGAACCAGCGGAGCCTCGACCAGAACCGCCGTCTGTGGGCCGTGCTGTCCGACGTCAGCCGACAGGTTGAGTGGTATGGCCGGTATCTGCCTAAGGAGGCCTGGAAGGACATTTTTTCAGCCGCCCTGGAGCGTCAGGACGTGGTGCCGGGACTGGAAGGCGGCTTCGTCATGATCGGCGGCCGCACCTCGAAGATGACCAAGCAGCGTTTCGCCGACCTGCTGACCCTGATCGATGCCTTCGGGGCCGAGCATGGTGTCCAGTGGAGCGACCCCGCCCTGCGAGTGTTCGACGAATACCGGGAGGCCGCATGAACGGATGCGCGTTATGTGGATCGAGCAATACAAGCGATTTCAGCCAGAAGGATCGGCGTCACACCTTCTGTCATACATGCAGGGGCCATGAATACCAGGGCCAGCTGATCGAGCAGAAGACTTGGGAGCGCTGGATGAACGGCGAGATCGATCGGCCAGCCCGCGAGGAGCAATTCGACCTGTTTGGGGAAACCGCATGAACCCGACATTCGCCCTATTCGCCGTAGCCATCGTGTCCTGCCTCGGCGCCTGTGCCGCCCTGGCTTGGGCACAGCGCGAGGAGAAGCGCCGGGCCCGCGAGGAGATGCGCAGCTTTCTCGAGCAGATCGACAGGAGGGATTCATGAAGCGCTCAGCCCTCCAGCGGAAGACACCACTCCGCAACCGGGCGCCGATGGCCCGCAAGCCGATGCAGAAGCGCCGCAAGGCGGCACAGAAGGCGTCGAGCGACACCCGGTGGCGCAGTGAGCGGTACCTGGCGTTTGTCCGGTCCCTGCCCTGCTGTGTCTGCGATGGCCGCGCCACGGAC